CGGGTCGCCGTCTGCATCGCGCCCAATCTCGTGGTTATACAAAAACCCGCAGCAGTCAGAAGCAATCGGGTACTCCAGCGAACCTCGGTCAACCCACGACGTGCGCTCAAGGCGGCCTACCCACCACAAGTTATCAACAATGTTGTAGCTGACGTACCGTGATGTCTCTTGGTTGCCTGCGTTGTCTGGATCAGACACTACCGTCTCATCTGAATGAGTCCTAGCAATCGTGCCGCGCTGCCCTCGAACACAGTTTAAGAACCGAGTATCTGTCTTGCCGGTGTAGTCGATGATCTCGTCTTCAATTTGAATAGACCCAGATGGTCTTGGATAGCTAGAAGTATTCTCAACAAGAATTTCTGTCTGCGTAGCGTCAATGTCGCCGTTAAGATTAGTAGGCTCTACATCGTCAGTTGGGTAAAACCAAATAATCTCGTGGTTCTCCCGATCAAGCGCGGTAAACACTTTGTCTTTCTGCTGAATGTTTAGCCCGTCAAACACAAACCGCTGCACGGTGCAGGGCAAAATACTTGTACCGCCTTGGAATACGTAGAACGCATTCTCGCCCATCCAGTAGATGACGTTGTTATAGGCAGACCACGCCCGAGAGCTGACAATGCCTGCCGAGGTGCCAATCTGTGTAAACCCAAACGTGTAGGGCGGGCCTAGATACTGCATGGACTCAACTTTGTCGTCAGTCCAAATAATAATCTGACTCTCGGTGTTAGCCGCTGCAACTATCTCTGTGCCTGCAGTAAGCAACTGACTGCCAGCGGTATTAGTCGAGGTCGGCGTCCAGTCGTTAATGTTCTCCTGCTGCGACCACCGCACCTGCAGCGTATCAATCGGCGTACCCGCGTTGTCTTCTCCGGGTAAATTACAACCAAAACAAACCAAATGCCGATCTTTGGTAGTCAGCACAAGGTTAGATTTATGCGGCGCGTTAACAATCTGCGTGGCACGAGTTTCAGGAAATGTGGCATCCCAGATATACACTGCACCGCCACGTGGGTTAATAATTAAATCTTCGCCAAAAGTCTGCAAAGACCAAAGCCGGGGACGAATCGGAATGCCTTCAGCCCTCGGCGTACCCCAAGTATCTACGCCGTACTCACCCGCACCCCAGCCAAACTGAAACGCAGAATTACTAATTCCGGGGTTAATCTGATACTCGGCCTCAACACTGCCCCCGCCGCTAGATACAGTAGAGGTCGCTGGTGTAGAGACTGTAATTAAATACGTATCGCCGTCTACAACTTCAACTTGGTGCTCAGCGTTTATCTCGTCAGCAGGCACTCCGCCAACCGCGTCTGAACCAGAAATAGTCACAAATGCGTTGTTATCTGCACCGTGAGCCAAGTCAGTAATAGTCAGCGTAGTTGAGCCAGACGTAGTCGCAACCGGATCAGTCAGTGTGGATGTAGCTCGCACGGGGGTAATATCGACGAGCTGCCCACCGTTTTCTAAATAAACTTTAAACTCAGTGGCAAACGCAGCGTAAATCGTACCGCTAAGCACGCGCCATACTGTACTGGCACGGGGGGTGCCAAAAAGCTGATCGTCGATATACTTCTGCCAGCCGCCTATTTTTTCAGGCTTGCCAGACCGGAACCGAATTTTGTCCGAATCAACCCAGTCACCCTCCTGCGTATAGGGGGTATTCTCTTTATTGACACCGGGTCTAAAATTCAGTTCTTGGTAGGCCATAGCACATCTCCAGACATTGACGCTAGTTTAGTCTTCGCTCTCTTCAACCTCAACGTCTTCATCGTGCGTAATATGCAGCCTCGACCCATCGGCAGTACTTGTAGCCTGAACGTACAATGCTCCGCCATTAACCGACATCTCAAACTTTACGCCGTGGTACCAAAACTCATCTCCTTCAAGGAGACTACCCGCATCGACTTCAATCATGACTCTCTCTTAATTTCTTCAATCGTTCTTTGCGATCAACTACAAGCGCCTCATACTCATCTTCAGGATAAGCTGAGTAGTACCCCAGCTGTTTGAGCCTGTCACTGGCTTGCACAAGAGGCTCTAAGTCCTGCATGAATATCATACAGTACGGCTCGTCAATCTCGCTTTCCCACGTGTTGTCCGTTAAGAACTCAAGCTCAGCGTCTTCTGGGCCGTAGTCTGGGTGAAACTGCATGCAGTGCACCTCGGGAAACGTAGTGTTAAGCGCATCGACAAACTCGTTGAACTCGTCAATGTCAGGTATTGCATAAGATGCAACAACTACAACTTCTTTGCCGATCTTGCTAAACGACGAGCACGCGCCCATAGCGTCTGCATAAATATGGTCAGTCTCAATAACAGCAACTGCGTCGTCACGCCATGCTTGTCTGGCATGTGGGCAGGCTGGGAAACCGTTCAGGTGTTTGTTAGGCACCTCAAGAACTTCGCGCGACCAACGCCGCACATCAGACTCAATGCTCATTTGATAGGACCACCAGCAATCCACGCGCGGCATGTACGATCCGCTGCGCACTTAAACCCAAACAGCTGGCAATACCCCAGATCAGCAGCTTCAAGTGTTCTGGCTCGGTTCTCCGCCATAAACTCAGCGCCTTCTTCCGGGTAGTCTTCATCCAGCCCAATGTGGTTTTGCATGCAGGCCATCATCTTTGGGGTTTGCACAAACGCTGCACAGTTACCACACCGAGAGGTTTTAGCCTGCTCAGGTGTAATGCCCCAAAGATCAGCAACGCCCTGCCAGAAGTCCTCGTTCGGCGCATCAGGGTTCATAGGGCCGTAGTCGTATTCTTTGATGGCAATGTTTCGGTTCTTGGTATTAAGCTTGACGTCAGTTACCGGCTTGGGGCAACTCTCACCGTCTTTGTAGCCGTTTACAAGGGCTTCACCGATTTTCCTGCCTCTGTTATTAACAGCCATCTGCCTCTACCCTTTCTTTTTGCGCTTAGCAGCCGATACACGTTTGCCTGAACCTACTCGCTTTTTCTCAGAGATTTTCTTTTTCTTCTCTGACGAGGACATTTCAGACGAGGTTTTAGGAGTCTTGCTGGAAACTCGCTTGCTAGGGCGACAGTATGGAGTGCCGCGCTTACTACCTTCGCTACGGCCACAGGCTTTGCCTGTACGTACATCTTTCCAGTCTTCCTTAAACCAGCGTTTAAGGGCTTTACCTTCTTTTGTCTTGCGGACCGCCACGGTTATTTCTTCTTGCTCTTGGAGCTAGAGCTAGACTTTTTCTTGCTCTTGTTGCCCCAGTTTTTAGCGCCGACTTTACGACACTTAGCAATGGCACCGCTTGCGTAGGCGCTGGGAAACACTTTATAGCGTTTTTTTACTTTCTTGTAGCAAGCATCTTTAGGCATCGTTTGCTCCTAACAGTCCCAAGCCTTGCGGCTCCAGTAGTTTGCGCTGAACTTATCGTTCTTACCTTTGATCCCGCCACTACGCGCACAGTAAGACTTTTTGCGCTCAGGCTGATCCTTTTTGATGCTCATGGACGGGCTGCCAAAGTTAACCTTTTTGACTTGGTCGCCTTTCTTGGCAAGCACAGTAAACTTGCTCGACTTACCGCCACCGCGTTTAGGCTTATTGTAACCGGAGAAGGTCTCGCCTCGATACTTCAGCTTACCGTTTTCGCGTTTAACATCTTTTGTCGTAGCCATCTTAGTCCCTCTTATGCTCGCTAGGGCGCCACAGCGCTCCTCGTCTAGAGTTCTCAGAGTGCGTCACCCACTCCATATTACCAGTTTCGTACCCCCGCGTAGAATCTACTCTATCAACTGAGGGTGTAAGTTTTCTATCGTACTCAGATGCAACCCATGCGTTGTACAGTCTGTGAAATTCGTCGCACGAAAGCGCCCAGTCATAAAACTCTTGTTTGCTCAGAAGCGATTTTCCTCTATACAAGTGGTGCTTTGCTTTTTGCACGCCGTTAACACGCGACTGCATATTTCTGTACAAGCGCATCAGTTTTCCTTTTTTAGTACGCTCGTATTTTTTAGTAACCGCGTTGTTGGTCTCTTCCCTGCGCTGTCTCTGACGTTCTAACTGTTTTGCGTTCATGCTAAATCCTCTTTGTAGAGCACTTAGCTTATCATGTTTATCATGACGCCATAAGCATTTCTGGCCTAATCGTCGTGCGACCAACCTCGCCAAAGTTTTTATGATAGATAATTGTAGAAGCGCTGCGCTTGCTTAAATAGCCATGTTTTGCAGCGTAGGCATCAGGTGCAGCCAGCGTGCTGTGCTGCTCGGTTATCATCATGGTGTCTTCTTTTAGCGCCTGATGATGCAAGTGTCCAACGTGTGCATAACTGTAAGTCGTGTTGCCAAACAGCTCACGAAACTTGCCAGCAAATATGCTCGACAGCGAACCTATCTTTGATTTGTGTCCGTGGTGGGCAAAAATAGATACGTTGCCCCATTGGAATGCGTAATAAGTATCAGCCGAGGTATCGACTGTGATGCGCGGGTCTTCAGCGTACAGCACCGCAAACATTTCCCGCAGCCAAGCACCTGACGCCGGGTCATGGTTAGCGTCTGCCATGATGACGTGAACATGCTGGTGTTTTTGCAGCATTAACGAGATAACCCTACGCAGCGTGCGTATAGCCACGCGAACCAGCAACTGAAACCGTGTGTCAGTATCGAGAGAATGCTTGCTGGCTGGCGTCTCTGGAACCATGCCGTCAAAGTGCAGCCAATCACCTAACTGAATAAGCAACCCAGTGTGCGCGTCTGGCACTGCTTCAACTGCAGCGTTAATCCACCGCGTAAGCGTTTCTTCGGCAATGTCTGTGTCCCAATTATCCCCGCCGGTTTCTTCCTCAAAGGCCAGCATGCCAATGTGAGCATCAGACAGGACGTAACAAGCACAAAGATCGTCGTTGCTTGACTTTGGTGTTGGCTCTGGCTTGGCCTTTGGGATTTTGTCTTTTAGCGCCTCGACTGCGGCCTTGAGCTGCTCGTACTGCTCCTGCTTATCGCGGTCAGTCTTGTACCACTCAAGCTTTGTCTCGCCAGTCTCGGGATTCCACAGCACCGAGCGACCCTTAAACAGCTCATCTTCGCGCTCTCTTGGCGGTGCATCTTGGTTTTTTCTGGCGTAGTACTCATCGCTGTACATATTCTCGCGGCTACGGCCTTCGCGATAGTATTTTAACCGTGAGGATATGGTTCGAGTGTTTAAACCCAGAAACGCTGCTGCGCCTTCCTGTGAGCCTGTTTGGTCGATAGCCGCTAGAATCTGATCAATCGTGATGCCTTTCGGCCCTGACTTGCTCATATTTAGCCTTTTTTGCGCAGTTCACCTGCTATTTTTTCTCCTGAGCGCCCAACCACATACCCGCCGAGACCAATTTGAATTAGGCTCCACAGTTGTTCAGGCATCTCAAGCACAAGCCCTGCCTCAAAAAATAAGTCGAGGTAGGGAGCAAGGATGTAGTTATTAGCTACAATCGCTACAAAAGTCAACATTGTAATAGGCCGCCAAGCACTTGTTACCCAATGCTTTGAATTGGCTTCAGCGACTACAACATCACGCGCAACCTTCTGTGCGGTCTGCTCATGCTCAAGCATGGCAATGCGTATTTCCTGTGCTGCTTTGGCAGCTTGGTCTTTATCCTCAAAGAACCGACCCAGAACATTATCAACAGTAGTGCCAAGACCAGCACCCAATAATTCTTTAATCATTGTTAACCCTCTATGCCCCAGCGAGCAGGTCCGTTTGTGCGAGTGTCGATGTGAGTAAAGCTGTTATATAGGCCAATACTTGCGTCGGGGTAGTTATCCGCGACAAACGCAAACACAGTGTCTGGGGATACATCTTTGACTTGAATGTCAGCAGCGCGAGCAAGTTTATGCTGGCTATTAGCAGCACCGCCAATACTGGCGTTGTGTGCCTCACAACGGCACCCGCTAGTCACAACGACCGGCCCGAAATGCTCACGGACTGCGTCAAGAATACTTAGTGTTGAGGCATCGACCGTATCAAACCCGCAGCCGCATTGGCATGCAAACTCAGAACGAGAAAAGTAAATAGAGATTTTATCAGTCATTATAGTGCCGTCCGTAAGCTCCAAACCGCTAAAGATACAACACCGCCTATAACAACCCAAACAATCTTCTCGCCAATACGCACAGTGTTAGTTTTGGTTGCCAGACGTTTCTCAACGTCCGTTAGACGGTCAATGACCTTTTGTTGGTTCGTGTCGTAGTTATCCATACGATTGAAGAGAGTAACCATGCGCTCCTCCATACGAGCCAGACTGACTACAGCATCGGAGAGCTTATCGAGCTTTTGCTCAATGCGTGTTAGCCGATCTTCATTCATGGCTACTTCCTTGCTTGAGTTTGCGATTTTTTGTTGGTGACAACTTTGTCACCCCCTCGATTGATAGCCACTTTATCGCCGTCAACTTCCACAGACATTTCTTCCTGTTCTTTGTCCATGCGAGCGATAAGCTCTTTAATCACTGTAAACTCAGGCTTTTCTTCTTTGTCTTTAGTGCCCGTAATCCCGGCAAGCATCTGGATGAGCGCCATCGACGCAGTCGCCACAAGGCCAATAACCGGAGCAAGCGAGGCAGGGGGTAGGAAAGTAGCACTGACTACACCGACAATCACAAGCAGCACAATCCACACAATCGCGTTTTTGCCGATGGCTTTACTAGCAACTTCTTTTGCCGTTGCCTGCGCCTCAAGCTTGCGCAGCTCAATCTCGGCCTGCATCTTTAACGCTTTAAGGTTGTGCTTGTCGCTCATGACTACTTCCTTTGAGACTTTGCTGCTTTGATCGCCCGGCCTTGCCGCGCTGCTTTCTTCTTACCGTTGCTGGTGTAGCACTTGCCTGACTTGCCCCATTTATGCCCTGACTTGCCGTTTTTTGTGCAGCGCTGGACTGGCATGGTTACTCAGGCGGCTCAGGCCATGCGACGTTTTCAGGGAACCCGGTCTGCAAGGAGATGTCCCGCAGCGCCTGCCTGTACACTTTCCACGCTTCGACGTTAAGATCAGGGCGGTCAGTCGCCGAAATCCTAGCATCGCTGGTTCGTAGCAAAGAGTCTCTGCGATTTCGCACCGCAGTAGTAATGGCTTCAAGCTCTTCTTCTCGGGTATCAAAAAACTTATTAACTGGTTTTACTAGCTCAGGCCGGACCCTGTCGTCACATATGGACTGAGAGGCTTGGTCCCAAACGCAGTTCTCAGGAGGCGTGTTGCCCATAAGCTCAGCGGTGCTTTTGTCAGGCACTTCGTGGATAATCACACCTTCTAAAATGAGCCAGTTCTCCAGCTCATCACCAACAAAGTTAACAGTGTTATCGGGGTTAACTAGTACGTACGCCATAATAAAATCCTAAACGGAGATTGAACGATAACGAAAACGAAAACGCCGATCTTCGTTGTTGTTTCTATGAGTAGAAAACTCGCCAACAAGTACAGAGCCATCCGGCGTCGTATAATTGACGTCTCGGTCAAAGTTATTGACGTACCCAGTAATCTGAACAGAGCCAAAGTTTATCGACGGGCTGCCTGAGTTGATGTTCGTGATGTGCCCGTATGTATCCACCGATATGTCTTGGACAAAAGTGTTGCCGGAGTTGTTGACCGAGCCCTGTG